ATTTATTTTAGGCGAAGTTAGCGTTTTATTTGTTAGTGTAGCAGTAGATGCTGTTGATACCAATCTAGCATCACCACCTGTACTTGGTAATGTAAGAACATTATTAGCACTTTCAGAGTGTGGTGCAGCTATAATTGTTTGTCCGTGACTATTACTCTCGCAGTTTAGTACAATTTTACCCTGATTAGTATTACCTCTTACAACAATCTTGCCTGTTCCGTTTGGTGCAAAGTTTATGTCACCATTACTTGCAGTAGCTAAATTACCAGAACCAAGTGTAGCACCATTAATTGTTGGTGTTGTTAAAGTTTTGTTTGTGAGTGTCTGTGTAGATATTTCTGAAACAAGAGTTGAGTCTCCATCTTTAGGAAGCAACATTACATTGTCTATACCTAAAGAGTGTGCCTGTGCTTGTATTGCTTGTCCGTGACTATTACTTTCACAGTTTAGAGTAATCTTTCCTTGATTAGTGTTTCCTTTTACAACTACATGCCCTGTACCATTTGCAGCAAGTTCTATATTTGCATTAGACGTAGTGACAATATCGTTGCCATTCATATCCAAGTTGCCACCTAACTGAGGAGATGTATCAGCAACAACTTCTGTTAAACCACCTGCACTAGATATAAGATTTGTTACAGATACTTTTCTTAATGCACTTGCACTATTATCATGTATTAAAATATCATCATTTGTTATGTCAACATCAGATGATGTAATCTCTGTTTGACCTGTAATAACATTTGCATTTACCATTGCAGTTTCTACTGCACCATTTGCTATTGTTACAGCACCTGCAGAAGATATTGTTACGTCACCTGATACTGCTACAGGATTAAAGTTAGTGCCATCTGCAACCATAATATGACCACTAGTATTAGTGCCCATAGTCAAGTCATCACCTGTTACAGTTAAGTCTCCTGTTACAACTACGTCACCACTAAAAGTAGCTTTACCTGCTAGTGCCATATCAATATCAAGAGCAGTTATTGCACTAGAACCATCTGTACCTTTGATAGCAAAGTTTTTATCTGCTGTGCTAACTGTTAGTTCTACATCGCTTGAGTTATTTGCTATGTCAAGTATTGATGTACCACCATCTTTAAATATAATGTTAGCACCATCAGCATCAAGAATAATATCTGCACCTGCATCAAGAGTAATATTGCTTGAATTATCAATTTCTGCAATTACAGGTGTTGTTAAAGTTTTGTTTGTTAATGTTTTTGATGTAGCAGAAAAGTATGTATCTAAATCTGTAACAGCAACTTGAGTCATAGTTCCTGCATCATTGTATACAACTCTGTCTGCATCTGCTACTGTAGTTGATGTAGCACTTGTACCTCCGTCTACAATGTTTAATTCTGCTACTGTAGAAGTTATGCCATCAAGAACATTAAGTTCATCTGTTGTAACTGTAGCACCATCAAGTATTTCTAGTTCTGCTTCAGATATACCTGCACTACCTATTGTTACTGTACCTGCAAAGGTTACGTTAGCACCACTAAATGTCATAGCAGTTGTAGGAGTAGAACCTGACTTAATTACAAGTTCACCACTACTGTTTGTTAAACTACCATAAGTAGTACCACCATCTTTTAGTATTACATCTGCACCATCTGCATCTAATATAATATCTGTACCTGCATCTATAGATACTGCACCATCTGCTACTACGTCTAGTTGTCCATCTGTTGATGAATTAACATATATAGCTGTATCTCTAAACTGTAGTTTTTCATTTGAAGCAACTAAGATGTCATCACTAAACTCAAAGTAGTCTTCGTCTTCCATCCATTTAAAAACACCATCATTACTTTCACCATCAAATGTTACAGTAATATCTGTTCCTGCTGTACCATCTCCAAGAGTAAGAGATGTACCTAATAGTTTTGTTATAGGACCACCTTCAGCAGTAGTGCCATCGTGAGTATGTCCTGTGCTTGATGCAAACGCTGCTAATAACTGATTAAATTCGTTATTAGTATCGGATGCCTGTATAACGTCACCATCAGTATATGTGGACTGTCTTGTATACGTTGCTCCCATTTATCTTCTTGCTCCTACTTGATATTCTAATCCAAACCCTTTTAGTGAGTATGGTGCAGTAGTTCCACTATCGTTAACTCTAAGTGCTACTGCAAATCCTGAACCTTCAACAGATTGTCTTACCAAAGGCTGTGTTGCACCACCATATGTAGCTGTGCCGTATGTAGCTGTGCCATAAACTGCTGATACTTTTGTTGAATCAAAAGGGTACGCTGCAGGTCTTGCGGCATCCCCACTTTCATAATCATATCTTAAAAATAAATCTGCACTAATAGATGCTTCAGGTGCATAGTTTAATATTACTCTTTGCATATGTTTACGAACTCCGGGGTCTCCGAATGTTAAGTCTGGACTTCTGTACTTACCATCTATAGCTGTTCCATTAAAACTGTTACTTTTTTCTTGTCTATAAACATATCCATCAAAACCACCATGTATAGCTTTTACATTACCTGTCTCTACAAATGTATCTGTAGCTGATGGTTTTATGCCTTTTAATTTTGCAAACTCAAAATTTTGACCTTTTAACACACATATAATTCCTTTAGTCTGTGCTTCAGCATCTGTGCTATTACTAAAAAATAATCTATACTGTGTTTTATCAGGTATAACAATAGACTCAAATAAATCTGAATCTGTAATATTATCATCTATTTCAGCTTGCACAGCACGACTAATTGTACCAATTTCAACGTCACCAATTCTTGCTGTACCTGCAACTGTACGTAATCCATCAGGTCCTAAAAATATTAAGTCACCTGCAAATTCCTGTATTGTGTCTCCGTTTACACAACCTATATTTCTTGTTACAGGCTCTACTGCAAAATTACTTAATGAACTTCCTGATAATTTAAATATTCTGTTTTCACAAAATATAAATAAATCACTACGGAAAACTTTTAATCCTACAATAGTATCATCAACTTTTATGCTACCTGCACCACTACCTGTTGCAAAATTATCTTCGTCAAATGGTACACTAAAAACTAACTCTTGTGGTGTGCTAGACATACCTGCATAAAACATGTGGTCTCTAAAAGCTGTTACAAATTTAGCACCTGTAACTGCTACACTAACTTCTCCACCACCCCCTGATGATACATCTGTTGCTGCCATAGATGTATTAAACACTGTTGGTGCATTGTCACCATCTACAACAACTAGCTTATCGTTGCCATCAAAGTTAAATCTTTCAAAGTTATATTTACCTGCATCAGTGCGACTTGCATCTCTTTCTGTCCAACTCTCTGATACGGCATCGTCTACAGCATGTGTTGCAGCACTTGTAGAACTTTGTGCTCTTGTTACTCCTGTAAAAGTTGTTGATGTAACTCCTGTATATGTAAATATCTCTGAATTAATTTGTAGTGTTCCACTAGAACTAAATCCTGTTGTGCTATCAACTGCTATAGTTCCTGAACCTGTCATACCTGTTCCTGAAGCTATTGCTGTAACAAGTTCTGTAGATGCAGAACTAAATATTTTTTGTCCTCTTGCTGCAACAACTTTGTTTGCAAACTCTGCAACCATTAATATTTTTTCTGTTGATGCAGATGTTTGAGGTACAATGTGATTTACGTATCTTCTAAAACCATTTATTCTTCTATAACCACCATCAATATCAGGTTCAAAGTTTAATAACTCTAATGCTTGACCCGGTTGCATATTAAATGTTGGTTGATTTAAAACTAACCCACCTTGACACGCAAAAGTAAAAGGTTGTGATTGTGATAAATCAGGCATTAAATGCTCCTTATATCAACATTATATGTTCCGTATGTTCCTGACCTTGGTATAAACGTAGAACGAACATAATCATATTTGTTAACAAGCAAGGTCTGTAAATGTTTTATACCCTGTTCAAATCGTTGCATATTTAATTGATATTGTGAAGTTTCACCTCTATATTGATAAACAAAAGCTGTCGCACCATCTACAATAACAGCAGCAAACCTATCAGGTACTGTTGTTGTATCACTATGTGCAGACATATCTGAAGGAAAAGTAAAGTAATCAAATTTTATGCTGTATGATTTATTTGGAAATGGGTAAAGTAAATAATTGTTATCAGGTGTTCTAATAACAAATTCAGGAATACCACCTTGAGAAAATTGTGCTACTGTTACACCACTATCGTGTGCAGATGCCGTTGTTGAATTAGCACCTCTTGTTACACCTGTAAATGTTGTGCTTGTTGTACCTGTGTAGGTAACTTGTTCATTTCCTATATGCAAAGTTCCTGAACTGTCAAACCCTGATGTACTTGCAACTGTAATTGTCGTTACAGAGTCAGTATGAGACTGACTTAATGTAGTTGAATTTATTTCATCCTCTTGATTAATAACTGAATTTACGTATTCATTATAATCAAGTTGATTTAATTTATAACCACCGTTTCCTAAATCACTATCTTTAACAAGTCTAAATGTATTATAATCAACTGTTTTAGTTGATGTTGGTAAACTATATCTTACAACTCCTGCAGTTAAAGTTTTTGTTTCTGTATTATGGTTAAAAGGATAATTAAATTCCCTTTGATTTATAAATCGAACAGACTCATTTACTGCATTTTGTGCTTGAACTTGTATACCTCTAGCAGAAGAAAAATTAGATGAAGTTAATTGAACCTCATTTAATCTTGCCAAAACTTTATTTGTTAATGTAAGAAATGTCTCTGCCATAAAAATCCTGTAGTAAAAAGAGTGGCAAGTTGCCCTGCCACCCTTATGCTGTTAAGCTAATTGGTCTCTATCGACTTCATCAGGCTTATCATCTAATGCATGACCTGCTAAATCAATAACAGTGGCATACATTCTGAGTCTGCCTGTAGCTGGAGCAGCACCTGCAATCTTAGCATCAATAGTATCTGTA